TATAGAGGCTTTTGTTCTATGTCCCTAGTTATACTGTTGCTTTTTTATTTGTCAACAGTTTATCTGGCATTACCAGACACGTCATAGACAAATTTACCATTGCGCATTGCTTTGTTAATTTCGTCTGCACGTTCTTCAAATTCTTTATCGGACATATTAGCTACATCTGACTCACGAATTGTACCATTAGCATCAGCTACATCTACCTGAGTTCTACTACGCTTAGTAACTGTAGAGGCTGCTGCTTTTTTGTTTGCTTTTTTAGCTTCCTTGGTAAGACCCTTGTCTGACTTATACAAGTCAATAACACGGACTACTGAAGCTGGATCGTCTGCATTTTCATATAGTGCATCCTTAACCCACTTAGGCTGTTCATCAGCCCAATCATGAAATTCATCTGATTGACGTAGGTCATCAAAGTCTGAATGTGACTTACGAATTTCATTTTCTGACTTAACACGGTAAGCTTCTGCCTGAGCTTCATCAAGTTCTTTTAGTCGAGTATCAGCTTTACTAAACATTTCTTGTGCTTTTTTAGCTGCAATAGTTTCTACTATGCCAGCTACATCAGGATACTGTTTAGCCCACTCTTCAATATCTTCGTCGGACTTAGGTGGTGTAACATTACCTTTAGCAGATTGTAGGGTTTCTAACTTTTCGTCCCACTCTTTTTCTTTCTGCTGCATGTGACGTCTTAGATCACCGTATCGTTTTTTAAAAGACTTTTCTTCTGCAGATAACGTTTCTTCTTTAACTTCTGTATTGGTCTCTGCTTCTTGGGTAGCTTCTTCAACTTCTTCTTCTGCATCTACTGGGATTTCTCCCCTTGCTTTAGCTTCAAGTTCTGCAATCTCCTTTTCTTCGTCTTCCATTCGTTGTTTACGCTTTGCGTTGTTATATCCACGATCAACGAATCCTGCAGTCTTTGGGGTTTCCACTTCTGCTAGTTCAGGCATATTATTCTCCTTATGTTGGGGTCAGCCGTAGCCGAGTAGCCTTATTTTTTCTTTTTACGTGAGGCTAATCCACCTTTTTTAAATCCATAGCCTCCTTCATATCCTTTACCTGCTTTTTGTCCCTCTTTAATTGCCTTTTCTTTTTCTTTTCTTTCTTTAAGTTTAGACTTGTAACCTACATCTCCTGCTTTTTTACCACTAGAATCTGTACGATCTTTAATAGTTACATCATCCGTTTTAACTTTAATACCTGTGCCTCTGTCTCTATCACCAAAATCTACAAACTTAGGTGTTTCAGGCTCAACAGGTTTAGATGGTTTAGGTGGATCAGATGAATTACTAGTAGGGGTTTTAACACCTGCACGAGAATTAGTTGCTTCTAAAAACTCTTTGTTTCTACCTGAAATTATTTTATCCATATTTGTAAAACCTAAGTCCTTAAGGTAATCTTTAAACTGATTTATGCCAGTGCCTACACCTAAACCTTGACCATCTTTATCTACAATAAAGTTACCTTGAGTATCTTTACTGATTGCATCTTCAAGGCTTTTTATTTTTTCAGCGCTTAAAGTTCCTCTAGCTTTAGCAACCATAAGTGCTGATCTAGCATTAGCAATACCTTTTGTATCCTGATAAAGGTTTACTCCCCCTAGTATTAGACCTAAGCCACCTGGCAATGCCATTACACCAGCTTTAGCTAAGCCACTGTCAAGCATTCCACCTCTAGCTAGTTGCTCTTTAATGTAAGCTTCAGGGTCGTTTAACATTTTTTGTTCATCTTCCCCATACCAAGCTCCACCTAAGCCTTGACCTCCACCTGCTGCAGGAGCAGGTACTATAGGTCCATCATTGTCATTATCATTCTTAGCTTGTGGTGCAACTATACACACTCCGTCTGGACCTAAGACCATACCTTTTGCTGCACAAGAAGCTTCAGTTTCTACAACAGGCTCTGTACCCACTGCTGCAGGTGGAGTGTATCCAGGAGTCAGAGAAAAACCTAAACCATAGTTATCAGGATTAAAAGAGGACATTTGACCTGGAACATAGGTACCTTCAGCAGCTTTTATAGGTTCTGCATTTTGAGTCGTTAAGGTTCCACCAAGCTCTTGTTGTAGCAGTCTTGCAAACTCTTCATCAGATAACTCACCAGTCTCCATAGGTACTGGCTCACCACCTATTCTACCATTAGCCTCCATAGACTGCAAGCCCATTTTTGCTTCTGAACGAAGATCCTCAAAGAATTTTACACCAAAGAATCTGACGACATCAGCAGGTACAACATACTCACCTTCAGACAACTGAGCAGGAATATCATCTCGTACCTCTGAAGCCATAGAACCATTAGGTATTTCATTACCTGACACTGGGTCTTGCCTCATGCCATCATCTTTTAGTCCACCTTCTTGCATAAAGGCCATTTCCATTTGTTTGTTCATTGCTACGCCCCCTTCGGCAAACTGTCTTGGTTGTTCTATTTTGTATTCATTGATTAATTTTGAGATGTCTAAGATTGTACCTTTGTTGCCAGCATCAAATATTTTAGCACTAGCTTCAATTACAGCATCTGGATCTTGTGCATCTATTGCAGCTTGTAAGACAGCTTCCATATCCATAAAGTCTTGAATATCTTCTAAAGGAACATCATCATCAAGTATATTATCATCAAAAATTACATCGCCGTATCCATCATCAGTTTTACTAAGGTACGGCAGCTCAACATCTCTATGTACTACTACGGGATAATTATCTCCAAGTTCTTTTAAAGATTTGTTTAAGTCAGTTACATAAGTCCTGTAAAACCTATCACCTTTATCCTTCTTAAGCTCTCTACCCCTAGCCAGAGCTATACGCTCTGCTGGTGGAATAACAATCTTGTCTACACCTTGCTGTGCTGCTTTAGCTATAAGGACTTTAAGTGCTTCATCTACAGCCTGTTTATTCTTTCGTATTGGTGGTAGCCCTACGTTTTTAATTGAATCTGCCTTATTAACATTAGTTAAATAACTAGCATAAATATCAGAAAATTCGGTTACATCTATCTCTTTATCTATCTTTTTATTTTTAAGTTTTTCAAAAATTGTAGTAAAAAACTCTTTTTCATTTTCTTCATAAGCTTTAAAACCTTTATCTTTATAGTAAGGATAAAATTGTCCTAATACAGTATGATAAACCTGACTGTCTATTTTAAATTGTTCGGCTGAATATTCATTTAAGTCTGGACCTACAATATTAAGATCTTCTTGCAACAAATCTAAAATAGCAGAGTCTGCATCTTCAAATGATGCATCTTGAACACTCAAGTGTTTAGCTAAATCTTCAAAAGTAACATACCCTCCAGCTTCTTTAGCTCTATTTTTAAAACGATCAAACTCTTCAAAATCTAAACCACCCACCTTAGGTATTTTTACACCGTCATTTTCAAGTTCTTTAACTACATTTTTAATTTCTTTGTCTATAGTACTAAAAGCCTCTTGATAACTGACAGAAGAAAAACTGTTATAGTCTTCAATAGCCTTAGAAAAATCTGCGTCAAAAGGACTTTTAGGTTTTACATAACCCTTAGTAAGGAGATCAGATTGAATTTCTTCTACAAGTAAAAAGTTACTCTTGTCAATAATATTATCAAAGTCTGTAAAATTCCTAGTTGAATCAATAACTATTTCGCCATTAGGACCAGTGTTGAATTCAGAGAAAGGAACACTACTATCTATAATAGATCCCCTAACATGGACTAGAGTTCCATCCTCATAGTGTTGAGAATGAGCTTTAAATTTTTTACCTGGAAATCCTACATTAGATACTACAGGTATATCAAAATAGTCAATCTCAGTTCCACCTACAAAACCTGCATCTCTACGCTGTCGTTGATACTGTTCAAATTGAGTTACTTTATTTTTAGCTATATTTGCAAAACTTTGAGATATACCCCTTCCTTCTACAACGTTAAGTAATTCATCTCTAGTATATCTTTTACTGGGATCTATAATTTCATCTTGTATGGAAGTCTCTGGAATAGATGGGTTCTTTTTTATTTGGTTTAAAAACTCTGAACCCAGTAAACCTTTTTTAGGTATATTTACAGTTTTTGCAAACTCAGCAATAGGTTCTCTAAACATTAAAGATTTAAGGCTATAAATATTTAAAACTTCATCAGGTGAAGTTGATAAAGAAAATAAAGGATCTTCACGTTTTTGATAAGTAGGAGGAGTAGCACCAACAAAGCTTCTAACCATCGTAGGGTCATACTCTGTTTTTAGCTTTTGTGCTACTTGCTTAGATCCTGCAAGAAATGCATCAGCTGCATCGTCAAGTTGAGTTATACTCTTAGCACCTGCAGCTCCACCAAAGGCTTCTGGCATAGAGTAAAGATCTCTAGCCATACGTTTTTCTAGTTGCTCTGTTGGCATAACCTGAGCTACAGAACCTACAGCGTATTTAAATGCGGTGTCAGCTAAACCTAAACCTGCAAGCCCCGTGTCTTTAAGATAATCTACAGCACGTTTGTATGCAGTAAAGATAGCAGGATCATCAGGGTCTACATCAATCTTACCTGCATCCATAAACCTATCTTTGGTTTCTTGAAAGGAATCAGCCGCAAAACTTCTACCAGTAAAGTCGTCAGGTTTATACTGAGGGTAATCTTCTGGACGAATATCATCATCAGCAGACGGTAGCATAGATTGCATTTGATTTTTAAGAGCTGCCATTAATTTTGTCCCTTAAACGTAGTAGTGATCTTAGTGCACGTATCTCACCTTGTAGCCTGTAGATCTCATCAATCTCCCTAGACTGTTCTAGTGTTACGTGTGTAAAGGCGATCCGTTCAGCAATCTCTTCGATAAACGGAGTGTATAACTCTGGGTTATTTACAAAAGGTTTTAGCGTATTGTTCACGACTAGTTTCATTGTACCTGTTGTTGGCCAGTGTTACCTGAGAAGCCTTGTTCTCCCGGCACAGGTGCAGTGCCTGTCCCTATGTTACCACCCCCGCTACCTTGAGTGTCCTGTACCTGTGCGCCGGCAGGAGCGCTCTGAGGACCACCTTGTGGTGGTACACCTGGTTCAGGTGCTGGTGGTGGATTTTCAGCTTTAAACTTTTTAAGTATCTCAGCTTGAATTGCAGCATCAGACATAGAGTTGACAAGCTTATCTGGATCAAGATCCATAGACTTGGCAATCTCACGGATAATATAATCCATCTTAGCAAATGGGGCTAGTACAGGATTTTGTACAACTTGTAAGAATTGCATTAGACGTTGGCTACGTACTTCATTAGCCATTAAGCTTTCAGTCCCACGAGCTTTTACTTCAAGGTCACCTTTAATTTCTTCATTGTAATTAAACTGCATGTTAAAACTAAAGAATGCTTTAGCTAATGGTCCAAGTAGGTAGTCATCTACATTCTTAACTACGTTACGGATAGAGCCGTTGGCAGCAGACATAAGCATACTGATACCAGAGGCAGTACGGCCAACGCCAGATACCCCTGTTTGACCATGTGCAAAAGATGGGAATCCAGTTGACTCATCCGCTAAGACCCTTGCCTTGTCAAACATCTGCATGTTTTCGTTAGATACATTAGGGAACTTGGTGCCAAAAATAGCTTGACCAGGCGCCCCTCCCTGTCTCCTAAACACCTTCCCTGGATACACGGAGAGGTCTTGCCCTGGGACGAGATTCGTCTCGTCAACCTCAATAAGCATGTTGCCTGATAGTGCAGCATTGTCTACTGCCATACGCATAAACCCATTCATTAGGGTTTGAGTGTCATCCATGTTTTCTGCAATGCCAATCCCAAAGAGGCTATAAGGGCTAACCTCATAAGGCATAGAGAAGTAAGGTATAATTGTTGGTGTAAATGGATTCATGACTAGACGTAACACTTGACCATTACAGATCCAAATATTTACACTCAGTTCATCCATGTCAGAAAGCTCTGAAGGTATGTCAATATCATGGCCTTCAAGAACTTCTTTATCTACATTCCCCCAAAACTCTAAAACTTCATAACGTTCTGCTTTAGCGTCTTGAGTATCATCTTCCATAGCTTGTTCCCACCACTCTTTAGTGTAGGACTCCCCTAATGAAATAGCATTATCAATAGAGTTAGAACGGAAGAAAGGTCTACGTTTTAGTGAACGTAGTTGTGAACGAGACATCTTGTGCCGTTCAACCACGTATTCTGCTTCATCCATATTAGATGCGTCAGGATCTGGATAAAAATTCCAGATGGATACAGAAGAAGTTTGTGGTATAGTCTTGTAAGTTGGAGAGTATTCTCCCTCCTCAGACCAACTTGGATACTCTTTGTCTACTGCAAACGGACCTTTCATAACACCTGTACCAAACAAAGCGCATTCAAAAGCTGCTACACGTAGTTGTTTATTAGCACCTGACTCTTCAAGTTGATCATGAATTTGTTTCTCCATTTTCTTTGCAGAGATCATTGCTGGATGAAAAGTAATTTCTGTAGCAGTCTTACCATTACCTTCTTTAAGAAGGTCCATAACAGGTTCAAACTTGTCCTGCATCCCAGCTAAACGTTCTCGGAGATCTCCCATAGTTTCTCCAGGAAGAAGTTTCTTATCTTCTTCGCTAGGTCCACCCTTAGCCTTTTGCATATCTGGATTAGATTCAAAGTATACAGATTCAGCTACACCTTCAGGTAGTGTGGTTGGCTCAATACTAATAGGGAATTTATTACTACCAAAAAGAACTTCTACGATTTGACCATAAGCAGCAAGTACTTTTGTCTTAGTAACCTTAACAAATACTTTAGATTTTTCTGTTGAAGTAAATTGAACATCAGGTCCATAAAGACCACGATAGTTACGGTAAGCTTGAATCCAACGGTGCTCTTCAGTTTCACGAGCAGTAGAGGCTTTATTATACCTCTCTTGAACTAGACTTATAATAGTGCCTGAGGCTGGGTCAGACTGATCTTCTTTTTTAATATCATCCAATGCATTAGAATCTACAGACTCCATTGTATCTTCAAAAAATTCATCTTCTTCCATGTCTTATCCTTAATAGCCAAAGGTTGCGTCTGAAACTTGAAATCCTGAACTGTGATTGTTTGCATCAAAATCAAACAGATTACTTTTAGGTCTAGTCATTATACCGTACCTAAGGGCGTCATACAAGTGGTCTTCTGCATGTGTATCTACATCTTCAGGATTATTCTTATCTAAAGGTATAGCAGGTATTTGAGATACAGTGTTGGTACAGTTATTAAAAAAGACCATTCTAGGTTCTTCTGTAAACTCATCCATTTGTAAGCGTCTATGTATTTCGTTTTTACCAGCTACACGAGAGCCTCTAGATCTATCTGAAGGCCTCCACCGACAACCTTTCATGATCATCTGCTCAGCCAGTGATGGCCCAGTATCACCACGATTATGCCATAAACTAGAATCAAGAACACCATAACGTATCTTTTCACCATCCTCTGCTTCTAGTATCATATCTGCTAGATCTGTAGCAGTAACCTTAGAAACATACATTTCTCTGTATATAACTAATTGTTCAGATGGAGTTACAGTAAACCAGAGAACTCCTGTAGCAGAACCATAACCATAGTCACAAGCCCTAAACTTTACCCAGCTGTTAGGTATATCATAAGGCTCTATTACATGTTCCTTACGATTAAACTCTGGAAAGGCTGCGCCTTCGTTAATATCCCAGTCACCTTCTAGCAGCTGCCTTCGCTGATGCTCAGGTAACGACAGAAGATTAGCCTCATACATACCATCATCTGCTAGGTAAGGATTATCGAATAAGGTAGCAGGTATAAACCTACGTTTAAATAGTGGTTCACCCTCTCTAGTGTGACCTTTCGGCCAGCATATAACTTCACCACTATCTGTATCCGTTGCCCAAAATGCCTCACTGGGAGTACTAGGGTCAATAAAAGTTTTCTTAACCCACTGATGCCCTGGACCTCCAGGGTTGCTAGTAGCCCTCATATAGAGTGGTAAGCCACTAGCTTTAGTTGTTCTAAGTCGTGACCTCATGTAGTTCCAAGGGTAAGGTGTAGGCCACTGTGTAAGTTCGTCAAAGCCAATCCAATTAAAAGCTTGACCTTGATACCTCATAACGTCATCGTCACGGTCTAGATAAGACATCCAGAGAGTTGCACCACTAGGTGCTACCCAAGTCTTATCTCGTTCCATAAACTTAATTCCAGGGATAGCTTTAGGATAAAGCTGCTTGGATACTGAGATAAGTTCTCTGAGTTCTTCTGTACTCCTACGCACTAGGAGCATCCTAGCATTAGGGTTGCCTAAGTAACGGACAGGATCAGCCACCATAGCATAAGACTTACCTCCACCAGCTGACCCTCCGTATAATACTTCTTGCTCCGTAGATGCAAGGAAGTCTGTCTGTGGACCCTCGTTGGGTTCAAAAATAACTTCACGAGCTATCTCTTCATAGTCTAAAGCTTCAGGCTTCGGCTGGGCTGGACTCTTCTCTACCACCACGGATTTGGGCTTCGATTTTTTCCGCTTTGTCGAGAGCCGCTTTGTACCGCTCGGCAAGGTAGCGTTGGTTTGCAGCTTCTCTCTTACGCTTCTGCTCAAGTCTTACTCTCTTATATAGTCCTACATGTGATATATGCCGGCCTGACTGATCACTTAACCAATTGGCTACATCACGGTAACTGTACTGCTTTAGGTGTTTCTTTGCTTGTTCGTACAGTTCTAATTCTTCTGGAATAGGTATTAGTACATCTTTGTCATCTGGATCTTGTGAGTACCCAAATGGCACTTGTCTACCTACTCTTACTACTGGGTGCCAAACATAGCCACTTTCGGTTTTGTCAGGCTTTGGAAGTTTCCAAGTTTTGTCAAGCTTCATTTTCTTTAGGTGGTAAA